TACTGTAAGTCAAACTGCCAAAGATTGCGACTATCTGGCTGAAACGAATAATCATAGAGCCAGACATCTGTCACCGTTGTCAGTGCAGGAAGCGCTGGAGTAAAAGTAACTGTTGTATTAGGTGTTGCAAAAACCGGTGTGCCCACTGTAGTATAAACCGTAGGAGTTCCAGATTGAGTAAAAATTACTTTAGTCCCAGCGGGGAACACTGAAGAGTAATCTTGTGCTGGTGAACTGGTAATAGTAAACGTAGTAGTTGTATTTGCAGTTATACTAAAATGTGAATAACCCGGTGTAAAAATAACTTGATACGGACCAGATCCTGCACTAAAAGTAGTGCCAGTTGTAAACACATCAATACCGGATGCTGTGCCACCAAATACATAGTTTACACCGTTATAGGCATTAGTAACCATACCGCGCAAGATACCAGTAAACGTAGAAAATATCTCACGGTAGCCGCCCATTTTTTTAGGCGTGCCACGTTGAAAACGGCACCACACACCATCGTTATACTCACGAGCCTCAAAAGCAGTACCATCTCGTTTAATGCCAGGCTGTACGCCTAAGCTGTAAACAAGATTGTACTGCTGTTGATCTGTGCCTTGTTGCTGATCAGCCATTAGAATGAGCCGCCGGAAATAAGTCCAGCGTTAAAGGTTGCTGGAGTTGATATCTGAGGATCAGCTAAATTTGTATTATCAATATTTAGCATATTTACTGAATTGGCAGTAAGTCCTAAAACGCTTGTACCAACCAGGTACATACCGGTATGGGTATCAGAGTTAAATGAGAATGACGGGGCTGATACCGAACCATTATTTGCCAAAAACACACCGCTAGTGGTCTGTGTTAATGAAAACAATTGATTACCATCACTAAGCACTGTAGCAACTTGACCGGCAGATAACACAATCGGAGGTGTCACCGCGCCGGATACGTTAAAGCTAATGTTGTAAGCACCAGAGCTTGTATCGTTAACTAAAATGTAGATCTGAGTAATCGCTGGTAATACAACGTTTAATGTTGCTGTACGAGTACCAGAGAGTGCTACATAAGTCTGGATAATTGGTGCATAAGAGACAAGGCTTAATGTGTTACCAGAAATACTGTCTACATCGTATGTTGCTGATGAGAACGTTACGTTAGACGGTACAGCCCAGCCTACAGTAAAAAAGTTACCGGTAGACGGCTCTAAAATAATAAAGCCAGAATCACCTGGGTTTGTGGTGATAGTTGTCAAACCATTAATTAAGGATGGACTATTTGGCGTAATGTTTAACGCACCACTACCGCTATTTCTAAAGCTAATATACCAACCACCAGATAGAGTAGAGGCAATTGGTAGATTAAAAGTGCCGTTACCAGAGGTCCATACAAATGTAGCAGCGCGGCTTGCGTCTGTAATATTTGGGGATGAAGATACTGCGACAATATTACCGGTTGTGGCTAGTTGACCCGCTATGGTTGTTAGGCCAGCGCCTTGCAATGAGGCTGCATCAGCCGCAGATGTGCCGGTACCGAACTGGACATTTTGCCAAGTGCCCGCTGTAGTAGCGTTGCTGGAAAGATAGAAGTAACGTGATGTGCCCGCTGTCATGGTCACTGACTGAGTGCCACCAAAAGCGGTTACTGTAAAGTTACTAGCACCTTTGTTACGGATTAAAATGTCTGTACCAACAGAGCCTTGATCGCCCTGTGGCAATATTACTGTTAGACCAGTTGTTGATGGCACACAGTCCATAATACGAGCAGCTGGTACCTGTGTTGGGTTGACGACAGCAGGCCAGTACAACTGGGTATTTGCACTAAAGTTAAGAGCGTAGTAGGATACGTCTGTTGGTGTAACGACAGTACCTGTGAAAGGGCTTACGTATGATGTCATTTATTAGGGTTCCTGTACGGACGTATTTCTGTCGATTCTTCGTGAGCTGTCCTCTTTCTTCAGAGCGGCTAATGAATCTGTGTAGTATGATTTCCAAACTGGCAATTTGTCTAACGCCTTTAAGTATCCCTGTGCTTGTAGCAATGTGCCAAATAACATGGCCTGTGGGCATTCACGCGTAAACAAATTAGTCTGGTTAGATGAGTCTAATGGCTGGATCTCGCTGTAGTAAATTATTTCTACGTCTGAATCTACAGCCGGTGCTGGAGCAATCGCCCAGTTATTGTAGTCATACTCACCATAGTACTTAGGAGTTCCAGCGGTAGACTCTGATTGATACTGTGCGATATAATCCTGTGAGCGCAACAAAATTGGAGCGCCGTTAACTTTCATGGAGACAGTTTTTCTCCAACGAGCAGGCTTTTGTAGAATAACCTGATTAGCTGCCAGTGTTGTCTCTACTACAGTTAATTGCAACATTGTTTTTAATTCTGCAGCGATAGCAGACTCTGCCAGGCCAATTAGGCTAGGAATCTGCGCGACAAAACCAACATCATCACGCTCCATATATGTAATGACATCAGCAATTAAATTGTCGTATGTTTGTATGTATGCGCCGGTCATCCTAACACCTCGTAACCATATTTTTTAGCATTTCTATAGATTCTATTTGTTAGGGTAGAATATTTAATATTTAAAAAATTAGCTAATTCTTCAAAACTATTATAAATAACATCTTTATATTTAACTTTTACTTTTTTAGAATCAGATAATTTTTTACGTTCTTCTAATGTTCTTATTCTTCCGATATTCCATGGGGTTGGTCTTGAAATACCTTTTAAAGGGCTAACATAATTGTCACCGCGATATTGTGTTATTGGTGGTTTTGCCCCACCCTCTGCAATATTCCAACCAATTTGTTTTGTTGGTCTAATTTTTGATTCTAAATTATAGCAATATGTTTCTTCACCAATTAATATAATTTGTTTTATTAAATTACCCCACCCGTATTTTTTAATTGCTGCTTTAAGATGTTGGTTATCCGAATATTTGCTGTGTCTTTGAAACCGTGCTTCTGTGTTTTTAGAAACACCAATATACCCCTGACTAAACATATCAGTGTGATCTTTATGACGAATCCAATAAACGGAAGTATTCATCTAGTGTAGTACCCAATTGCTGGTGTAAAGTAAATCGGTGATTTGTCACGATCTTCTTCGCTAGCTTGCAGGAAGGCTTTTTCAGCCTGCATCTCTAAATACTGAACACGTGCCATATCTGTGCCGGGTAGTTGCAATGATAGGCTATGCGACAATTGTTTTTGAACACAGTTTAACCAACGATCTGGAACATAGATCTGGTCTGTCAATGAACCAACATCTTGCATCTGAACTTCAACAACTAATTGGAACATCTGAAAGTCGTTGTTGGGAACAGGCCACAGATACATTGATGGCTCGATGGTTCTGTCAAACCAAAATTGCAATGAGAGCACAGATGGAAACTGTTTGTTTGGTAAATTCCAATAGTCATCACGATTTAAACGTGATAGTGGAATGACCTGTTGGCTCGTAGAAAATACCATTTGGCGTATAGAGAACGTGGGTAACACGGTCTCACGCAGACGATAGTATTGATAGTTTGGCGTAGTGGAGATATTAAAATACTTCCACTCACGATCCTTTAATGTAGTCGCTGGAAACTGTTGGATCAATGTCCAAGTAATTCCATCGTTACTGACCTCATAGGCAAAGTTATAAGTGGTTGTGCCACCGCCAGTGGCATACCCATTAAAACCAACGTAAAACACTGGTTGGGGTTGCGGATATGTCAGACCAAAGTAATTCTTACCAACAGTTGATGTAGCAACTTGGTTTAGATTTAAGTCAAATACTGTAGGGGATTGTGCGTTGTCAACCGGAAGATAGCTAGACGCTGCAGAGTTAACAATGTAGACCCAGTTTGACTCACGTACATCAATAACTGTTTTAGGTAGGACTAACTGTTGTTGCGCTGTTAAAGCGCCATAAAGTTGATTCTCTAACAGCCAAAGGTTTACACCGCGGTTAGATAAATTTTGTAGGTTGTAGAACAAGGCCTGTTTGGCAGCGTCTACATACTCAGGCGTCATCTCTTCGGCCTGTTTACCAGACTCACGAAATGCGAATGAGATTAATTGATCAACATTAATCTTTGTTTGACCAGTTGTGCCAGAGTAAGCCAAGATTATCTTCCTCGTCCGGCAGATTTTTTCATTACTGTTTTGGGTAGATTAGGCTTTGCCTTACCAGCTTTAATAAACTCCTTACCAACCTTTTTTGGGATGCCAAGAGTTGATTTGCCAGCGGCTGCAGCGTACATAGCTTTTTGCTGTTGTTTGGATTCGATTGGCATTATTTTGCCTTTCCACCAAGCATCTTGGCTAACTTAGAACCAGACTGTGCCTGCTTGTCTAAATTTTCTTGAGCGACTTTATTTTGCTCTGGTGTACCAAGGATGTTGTTCTTAATATCAGTACCGACAGACTTGACGGTATCTAAAAAACTACCACCGGCTGCGTATTTACCACCCATGCACAATTTAGTTGCCTT